AATTCACAGGCTTCGGAAACGTCGCTGATTTCACGGATTGTTTCTTTGACGCCGCGACCTGGTCGACAGCCTACAACAACGCCCGCCCGTTTCTAGTCGTTCGACCAAGTGGGAACCTGACCATCGGAGGAACGAAAACTGGAGGTCGGATTGACATTATCGATTGTAAGGGCATGGGCACTTTCTCGACAATGAACCAAATCCGAAACATTCCGATTACGATCAGCGGTGACTACAAATCAATCACCGTAGGCGGAACTGGAAACACACTGACCGAAAGCAAAACGGCAGCGAAGGATGACTTGACGAGTAACATTATTAACCTAGCGTCGGGTTCCATCACGCCCACCGAGGCACCGAACCTCGATGTCCCTGTTTCCTCTGTCACTGGTAGTGGTGGTGGCTCTGGTGACTGGACAACCACAGAAAAAGATCAAATACGTCATCGTCTGAGTCTTGATGGTAACCAATCAAACCCGACTGGTTCAACTGGTGACTTTGAAAATGTTATTATCACAAACCTTGATCAGAGTGTCTCCAGTCTAGTTCCCAACATTGCCACGAACGCGGCGATGATTAGTGATGTTTCATCATCTCTAGAATCAAGACTAACAGTAGCACGTGCGAACAACCTTGATAATCTTGATGTAGCTGTTTCGACTCGCTCCACATTTAATACCGGCTCCGATGGTGTTATTGTTTCAACAAACAACGACAAGACAGGATATTCCCTGTCTGGTGGCTCATTTAGCTCCACTGAGAGAGATCAAATTCGCCACCGTTTGAGCCTTGATGGCAACCAAACAAACCCAACTGGCTCAACTGGTGACTTCGAGACAGTTATTATCACAAACCTCGATGTCCCTGTTTCCTCTATCGGAGGCGGTGGCTCAGGTGGGGATTGGTCGGCAGCGGAGAGAAGTCAAATTCGCAGCCGCTTGAGTTTGGACGGAACGCAAATTGTCCCGTCATCGACCAGTGGTGCACTTTATGACCTAATCACAAGACTAACAGCAACTCGTGCAAACAATCTTGATAATCTAGACCAAAGCATCACTAACGCGGTTTCAGCCATAAATGCGCAGCAATCGGCTACAGATGCAAAAGTGGACACAGTTCTCACAAGAATTGGCACTGATGACATCGCCATCTTGAAAGGCATGTTGCTCGGTAACTTTGTACTCGACGGTGGCGCTGGGGCTCCTGACATTTCTTACGATGCTAACGGTCACGCAGCCACACAGCGTATTCGAGTGTTTGCGAACGCGGCAGCCACGACAGCAGCGACTAAGGGTGCAGCGAACGGCGCAGACTCCGAGATTGCGCGAGTTGACGTCACAAGCCAACCTGTCTCCGGCAAGGGCTTACCAAAGAATGTAACTGGTACCTTGACATGAGTATAGGTCTAACCACTAGAGGTCTGTATGCGGGAGGCTTTGCTTCTGAAGCTCCAGCAGTGGAATCACCATCTTTCCGTGGCATCAAGAAGCGGTCCACAAGGAAAAAGGAGATCCCTGGTGAGATTAAGCCAATATTGCCTTACAAACCCTCAACTCTAGAGACAATAGATTACGCTATCTATGAGTGGCTAAATGGGGAAATGGATATATATTGCACAACAAATGAGGGATTTAAAAAGGTTCCCATCATCTGGGTGTCCGGTGAGCGCTCTGGGTTAAGAGCAAACAATATCAGAACCAGAAGTGGAATGCTAAAGTTCCCTCTTATCACTATTGAAAGAAAGTCTGTTGTTAAAGACCCATCAAAGAAAGGATATTTCTATGGAAACGTCGATCCTATCTCTTTCCCAAAGGGTGGGTCAATAACAATTCAAAGAAGAATCCAGCCCGAAAAAACAAAGAACTTTTTGAATGCCGACTCTGCAAAAGGCTTTGGTGTTAATAATGTAGTAACCAAGAATGGTGGACAGATTAACTTCCCAAGTGCAAAGGAAAATAAAAAAGTTGTCTATGAAACACTCACTGTCCCCATGCCTGTGTATCTTGACATTACCTACACAATTAACATTAAGGCTGAATACCAACAGCAGATAAATGAAATCATTGCCCCTCTTGCGGTTAAGACTGGTGGTATAAACCACTTCATTGCCAGAAAAGATGGTCATGGTTATGAATGTTTTATCCAGTCTGATTTTGGGCAAGATAATAACATCTCAAACATGGGCGAGGACAGAAGAACTTTCGTAACTTCTCTTGATATCAAGACCCTTGGTTATATTATTGGTGCAGACAAAAACGCTATGACTCCTGATGTTGCTATTAGAGAGAACGCAGTTGATGTAAAGATTCCAAGAGAGCATGTTGTGCTTGGTGATGAGCTTCCTTGGGTAAACGGCAAATATCGTCGCTAGATTTACTGTTGTTTTGGATTTTAGCAAACTATTTAGTAGAGATTGAAACTACTAATATAGTAAGAGGAGACATTGTAAATGCCAATTAACAAGTTCAAATTCGTATCCCCAGGAGTTCAGATTGCAGAAATCGACAACTCACAGCTCCCAGACCTTCCTGATGGAAGCGGTCCAGTTATTATTGGTCGAGCTGAACGAGGACCTGCTCTTCGCCCCGTTCAAATAAACTCCTTTTCAGAGTTTGCCACTATTTTTGGTATGCCTTGGGCAGGTGGTAACTCAAACGATGTCTTCCGAGCACCTACAAACAAAATGAGCCCCTCTTATGGCGCTTATGCTGCACAAGCATACCTTAGAAACAGTTCACCCATCACCTTCGTGAGACTTCTTGGAGCGCAAAATTCTGACGCTGAAACAAACTCTGGCGAAGCTGGCTGGAAGGTTGGTGGTGATGGCTCAACTGACGCAGTGGGCGGAAACTATGCTCTATTCTTGCTCCCCTCTTCTTCTGCACAGAACGACCAAACAGGCACATTAGCTGCTGTCTTTTACTGCGAAAGCGGTCACGTAGCCTTGAATGGTGTATCTCCTGGTGGCACTAATGTGGCTGGTGTCTCCGGTCTTGTTCGCTCAGTCGGAAGCGACCACGAGATGAAGCTTGAGGTTTACAACTCTGCCGGTCAGAAAACTGAAACTCTTAACTTTAACTTTGATAAGAACTCGGATAAGTACATCCGAAAGGTTCTAAACACCAACCCAACAAAGGTAAATGCAACTGTTACTGCGGATGCTGAATCTTACTTCTTGGGTGAAACTTTTGATAGATATGTCGAAGAAATTGGCGGAGGAACAACCGCTGGAGACTCTTATGGCGTAATCATGACACTTGAGAGTGGTTCTGTGGACCATAACGACAGAAGAAGAGATACACAGCCTGGTCAAGCTGGTTGGGTTGTTTCTCAGTATCTTGGAACTGCTGGTTCATTTGACTTTAATAATCTCCAGAAGCTCTTTAAGATTCACGGTCTTCAGTCCGCACAATGGGCTAGTGCAAACCTCAAGGTGTCCATCGCAGATGTCTTGCAGTCTAAGGTTGCTTCTGACCCATATGGAACATTCACTGTTGAAGTTCGTAAAACCAGTGATAACGATGGAAGCCAAGAGATTGTTGAAACCTTCCCTCGATGTAACCTTAACCCTAACTCTTCAAACTATATTGCAAGAAAAATTGGTGATAAGTTTGCTGACTGGAATGAGGGCGAAGCTCGATACATCGAAAAGGGTGAGTACGACAATCAGTCGCAGTACATCCGAGTTGAGATGAATACAGACGTTCACGCTGGCATTACAAATGAAGCGTTCTTGCCATTTGGGTTCTTTGGTCCGCCTCGATGGAAGAGCTGGTCATTCACCTCTGGTAGCACAACAACAATTGAGCCCGGTAGCACTGCTACTGACTACACCGCCTACTCATACGTTGAGGGAAGCGCTTCAATGTCCGCCGGAGCAGCAAAGATTAACGATCAGCTAAATCCTGGTCTTGGAACATTTATTGGCACAGACCATGTTGCCATGACAGGGACATTTAAGTACCCGACAGTTTCCTTCAGAAGCAACACCCAAACAGGTGAGATTGCAGCTTCAACTGATGCTTACTTTGGGATTGATACTTCACGAAGTGGTGCTCCTACCAGAGCAGAAGAGTCCTATGTTGACGTTGTTCGAGCATTCCCAGCAGGGATTGCCGCATACGGCGATTCAACTGCTCTCTCCCAAACCGCTTCTTACAGTGAGGGTGACCCCACAATGTTCACTCTTGACGACGTAAGACTTCTTTCCTCAAGTGCGGGTATCAAGAGTAACCAAGCTGAGTGGAAGCCAGGTTCAAGAAATGGTGACGCGGCGGGTAACAGGTCAATTAACGCAAGTGGCTCTACTGGTCTAGAGAACTATACCAATGTCCTAGACGCTGGTTATAACAAGTTCACTATGCCACTATTCGGTGGATTCGACGGTGTTGACATTACAGAGATTGACCCATTCGGTGCTGGCGCAGTTGGCACAAACCCAACCTCTACAACAAGCTACGAATTAAACTCAATCAAGAGAGCGATTGATAGCTGCGCGGACCCAGAGGTTGTTGACTGCAATATCATGACTGTGCCCGGTAACTATAGCCCATCGGTAACAACCCATGTTATCAACACTTGTGAAGCACGTGCAGACGCACTTGCGATTATCGACTTGGAGGGCGGATACGAGCCAGCCGAGAACGGCAAGATTACAAGCGTTGGGTCAAACTATGGTAGTGTTGCTTCGACTATCAATAACCTCCGCCAGAGAGTTATTAACTCAAGCTATGCTTGTGCTTACTACCCCTGGGTTCAGGTTAGAGATGAGGAAAGCTCGCAGCTCTTCTGGGCACCGCCTTCAATCCCTGCTATCGGAACTCTTTCAAGTGCTCAGAGAAACTCTGAGCTTTGGTTTGCTCCCGCAGGATTTACTCGCGGTGGTCTGACTGAAGGTTCCGCTGGCTTGCCGGTGGTCGGGGTTGTTGAAAAGCTAACCTCGAAGAACAGAGATGACCTTTACGAGGTTAACATTAACCCAATTGCTTCTTTCCCCGCTGAAGGTATTGTTATCTTCGGTCAGAAGACTCTTCAAACTACGCCTTCTGCTCTTGACAGAGTGAATGTTCGTAGACTGATGATTCATGTAAAGAAGGGAATCTCAAGAATTGCAGCTACACTTCTGTTTGACCAGAATGTTCAAACAACTTGGGATAGATTCAGCTTGCAGGCTAATACCTTCCTGGAGAGCATCAAGCAAAGACTTGGATTGGAAGACTACAGAGTTATCTTGGATGACACCACAACAACTCCAGACCTTGTTGATAGAAACATACTATATGCTAAGGTGTTCTTGAAGCCAGCAC